GAAGAAGCAAAACTGTTCTTCCAGGTCATCGCTAAACGTTACGAAAAGAGCGCAATGATCCTGACATCCAATCTGCCGTTCGGGCAGTGGGATCAAACGTTCGCCGGTGATGCAGCCCTGACCTCAGCGATGCTGGACCGTATCTTACACCACTCACATGTCGTTCAAATCAAAGGAGAAAGCTATCGACTCAGACAGAAACGAAAGGCCGGGGTTATAGCAGAAGCTAATCCTGAGTAAAACGGTGGATCAATATTGGGCCGTTGGTGGAGATATAAGTGGATCACTTTTCATCCGTCATTGACACAGTGCGAAGACCAACACGCAGCGCATCTTCGGTAGTCATCAGCGATACCGCATACAGTTCGTCAATATCAGCCTGACGAACATCCGGCAAAATCATCTGAAGATGCTCTTCGGTGGCGGGAATAATTCGAACATCGATCATCAGAATCCCCCAACAGTAAGGCGAGGAATAACGGCAAGAACAGACAGCGGCAACGGGTCAAGCTGACGGATTCTTACACGTCCGTTTTTGCCCCAGTTACTGTCCAGTTTCACTTCTACTTTTCCGGTAGCGTCATCAACAGGATCATCGTAGAACTCGAATTCACGCTGTGGATATTCGTACCATTTACCGCCGGGCGTAGTCGCCCAGATGCCGCGGCTGGCATTCACAACCAGAGTAACGGACGGGATCACCTGTTTTTTGTCCAGCAGCGTTTCCTGTCCGTTAATGTTGATATCCAGTGTTTCGAATTCAGCAGTTATTGGCAGGCCGATGTGCACTACAGCCCCCGGTGATTCCAGCGTAACGGCACCTCCGGAAACTACTTTCTGTGGTTCCACGTTCGCATCAGAGAGGATGTTTACGGTCTGTCCTTCAAGATGAGACAGGCCTCCAAATGTCCGGCGCGCCATCTGCCAGTTCGTGGTGGCCACATTCCTGAGGAATGGCGGGACGTTCCTGTTAGCACGAACCACTACAGCGGTATTGCTGGTTACAGAAATAATGTCGCAACGTAATTCTTTTGACACTTCATCTCCAGTATCAGGAACAGTTCCGGTATAAGGGAACTGTAGTTGCGCGCCGACATCACTACTGGTGAAGTACGCACCACCAGAAACACTGATTGTATATTCCGCACGGTAATCCCATTCACCAGAACCACCAGTGATGGTCATCGTTCTGTCAGACGTATTTCTTCCATCATAGCTAAGGCCAGAATCAACAAAGAAAGCATCTTCATCGCTGGTAAATAAACGGCTGGACAGTCTCTCGATGTATCTCACTGTTTGCCCGTTAACGGTTCTGTTAACGACGAAATACACCGCATCTTCATTGCCTTCGCTGATACTGCATGTGCTTTCATATTTTCCGGTACTGGATTGTGGTGCCCATGCAAAAACCTGCTGATCACGCAAATAGGTCATCACCAGTAATTTACCGTCATCACGAATGCAGAAGGCGCTGGAGTAAGGGACAATCGAGAAGCACCAGTCAACAATGCTGTGCTTCTGAAAAAGATGATTGGCAAGGATAGTCAGGTCGTTCCCCTGATAGCCGTCAACATCGAATGAATAGGCCAGATCACGGACAACACTGCCTTTCTCCTGGACGAACAGAGCAATATTCGCCACAGCAATTGGTGGGACGTTGCTCGAGCCATTTGATCCCTGAGAGCTGAATGCAAATGATGATGGGGTTAACACTTTGTTCTGGTCGCCGGTGATGACGTACTCACCTCCGGAAGTCAGTGCCACCAGCGAACCGACATCAATCAGGTGGCGGATCTCATTAACCTGACGCCCGGCATAGGTGTAGATAATTCTGTCGTCATCCTGCGTAGGATTGCTTTTGCCAAAATCCTTATAATCCCCGGTACGGCTGGCCCAGATAGTCTGAGGGAACGCAGTCGATGCGGCGAAGTAAAGACGTTGTTGATAATAAACAACAGTGCCAGGATAACCATTAACACTGTTCCAGGCATATTTAGCCCATTTATAGCTGGCATTATCCTCGCCAACTACCTGCGAAGGGATATAGGAAATCACCTCGGCAGTTGCAGTAGTTCCATTTGCAGCAGTGATACGGGCAATGCCAAAACCACTGTGCAGATATTCCCACTCAATGCCAGTATCATCATCACCGGATCCGCCCCAGCCATCCCATGATGTGCCTTCTGTATGCGAAGGGCGCAAAGTGCCTGTTTTGCCTGCTGTAACGGCGCGATAGTAGTTACTGTCTGCACGGCGAATATCGCCAATCGACGTACTCTTACTGGTTTCCCATACCTGCACTGAATCCACTGCAGGCTGTTCCAGATAGAACAATTTGCCTACCTGCTCCGCGCCAAAAATAGAGGCGCTTGCCGTTAACGTAATTGTCCCGGTGCTGGCGCTGGCATAAACCGTCACTGACTCGTCAATATTGATATCTTCAAATGGCCCGTTCTTCGTTACCACATCAACCAGTTGCCAGTTGTCATGCGCATAGCGACGCAACTCTTTCGGCGGGTATGCCGGATGAACCAGCGTAAGCACGTCTGCGCTTTGCGTGAATTTAATTCGGAACAGATCGGCTTCAGTATATGGAGTGGCAATTTCATAAATAACATTGCTGCTGTTCAGCACCAACGCACCATCTTTGATAACGCGCATGTACTGGTGTCCGAACTCCAGAGCATAGGTCTGAACCGTCGAGAACTGGAACGGGATCAGGCGGCATTTCCGATTTGGGTATTTGGCGGCACCGACAAAACGCGTACCAGGTCGATTCTCAACGCCGCCATACTGCCGCACGATAAAGTTATCGCACTTGCGCAATGCCACCTGGTACTTCGCCATGTCGATACGTCCGTACAACGACGGTCCAATCTCACCACCAGCAAAGCTGGGCTGGATCCAACTGATAGCCATCAGGACAACCTCGCAATGGTAAACTCATCAACCGGTGGCTGAGGTTCCTGTGATTCATTCTGGCTATGCGAGCCAGCACTAAGAATCACGCGATTGTACATATTGAGGGCAAACGTACCGAGGTCTGCATTCCCAGTCAGCGCCATGTTAATGGCTGCCGCAAGACGCCAGGCCAGCGCCTCCATAAAAATGGCATCAAACATGTTTACATCTGAAACTCGAGAGACATACTTGAGCCATGCCTGCGGCTGGTCTGTGTAGATCAACTTTCCTGTTCCGTTGGTGTCTGCACCCACTTCGTACTGGACGCGCATTGCTGCTGTTGGATTGCGTACACCAGGAAGCATAATTTCAGTAATGCGCAGACAATCGGACGGATACTGGTACGCATATTCCCAGTCAGGCGGTGGATTGTTCGTATCTGCAAGCACCACGCGTTTGGTAGCAAAGTTCCAGTCAAAATCAGAAAGCACAGCATCACGGCAGGCCTCAAAGTGCAGTGAACATTCCCCCGCTTCCTTGCTGGCTTCCTTCAGGCTGTTAATGCTGCGGCTATTGCCAATATTGGACAGCGCACGATTGCAGATCTCTACTACAGAGGCCATTACTCACCACCATTGCCGTACAGCGTTTCAGCCGCTGATTTTTCTACATCCCCGGAAACAGGAGCGATCGCCATATCAGTGATCTGCAGATCGGCGCTGCGATTAACACCATCGTCAGTTTCTCTGGCAGACAGGCCTCGAATAACAGCCTTTGCAGTTATCATCACTTCTGTTCCGACGCCCTGAGGTTGCGCCTTCAGCTTATTCAATGTGTCGTTATTAAGAGTGATGCACAGCCCCCACGGGTATTCATCGCGAGTTCTGGTTTCTCCGCTCTCATCCTGGTAGCTGTCAGTGCCGGTTTTGAGGTTTACGAGTTCCATATACACTCCTGCAATAAAGGGGCCGAAGCCCCTTGTCTGATTCGCGAGGCTTACACGCCCAGTTCTTTACGCTTATCTGCGATCTTCTCGCGGAGCGTTTCGGCTTTGGCGTTATGGTGTGGCTTCTCGTTAAAGAGCAATTCGTACTCTTCACGGAGCTTATCCAGTTCACCATCATCTGACACATCATTGATGATTTTGGTGCTGGTTGCTGCCATAGACACCTTTCCTGCTACCTTTGCTTTTGCCTGTCTGGCTGCATCGTTAACAGGTTCCAGTGCGCTACCAGGCTCACCTTCGTATTCGATTTCTGCCCCCTCCGGCCACAGAGTGTTATGGATATGAGAGAGGCGCAGAACGCGGTATCTTGGTTTCTCACCTGACATCAATATCACCTTAACCGGTTACTTTTGAGCGGATCGGATACGGCGTATTGGCATCAACATCAAGACTGATACCCGCAGTGAATTCGCCAGCCGTTAGTGGGCCAGTTGCGACGGAGTAGTTAACACGCAGATATCGCTGAACACCGGCAGGAACCTTTGCAGAAACAACTCGTTTACCTGCTGTCAGGGCGGTCTTTGCCAGTGCACCACTATCATAAATAGTGGTCCATGAGCTGTTATTCTCACTCGTCTGCAACTGGATGTTTACAGTTGCCTCACCACTTGCCGTGGCGGCTTCGTTAACCAGCGCCCAAAACTCAAGCGGGTAACCCACGCCGATATCACGACGTTTTCCGTCAATTGGACCGAGATCGATTACGTCAGTAGAAGCCGCGGTATTCGTAACCGCCTGAGCTTCGGAGAACATCAACAGTTTGTCGGTGATCATCTTCTTTCTCCATTAGTGGGTCTGTTACGACCCACAGGTTAATAACAGGCGTTACACCACGCGGGCTTCTGTTTCCAGAAGCGCATCAGTTTCACGGATTGGTACACCACGGAATGAAGTCCACCACTCGCCTTCTGTCTCTTTTACGCTGATCGCCAGAGATGTTTTCTCCAGAGATTGCAGATCAAGAGCCTGTCCTACAGTGCGGTTCATGTAGAACACTGGGCGCCCCATGCCACGGTTTGGAATGCGATGCAGTGCTTTAACCATCAACTTCGCAATATTTGCGGCAGAGGAAGGTTCTGAAAGATTGCTGACATCGATGTTTGCAATGCGAACGACATAACGCCAGTCACGCAGAGCAAGTCCGTTATCCCATTTGTAATGGGTACGGTAGCCTTCGTACTTGCCGCCATTAGCATCTTCCAGTGTCACCTGGCCTTTATCTTCCATCTGAATGCCAGCCTTCTGCCCTTTCGGGAAGATGCCATGCACGGTGTTTTCGCCCCACACCACTAACCAGATTGAGGTGTTATCTGTACCCGTGCCACCAGCATCAATGATGTTCTGAGCATTACCCGCAGACAGGCTGGAATAGCGGGATGACAGTCCCATAAACTGCTGAGGGTTAACGCTGGAATCACCATAAAACAGCGTCTGCGCCATCTGCTGATTCATCGCTTCAATAAATGCGCGGTCTTCAGACAGGCGGAATTCGGCGGTATTGCCGTTCAGATCAGCCAGTGACTTATCGACTTCAGCATAGGTTTCCAGCATGCCAACGGAATCGGTTACCTGCACTGTGGTTGATTTGCTTGGCTGTACTCCATAGTTCAGCAAACGCCAGGTAGCTGAAGGTAAACCAGAACGAATGGTGGTTCGGTGTCCGGTAGGAAGGTTCCCTTCGACAAAAGGCATATCCTGAAGGATCGGGTTAGTTTGACCGAGAAGCTCGATAATCTTATCGACTTTCCCGTTTGGATCGACGCGCTTACCCCAGTCAGCCAGCGTTAGCGCAGTTAAGCCTTTAACAGCCATTGTCATTTCCTCTCTTATTTGCCATAGAGCACTTCGGCCGCACTACGCTGGCCTTCATTAACACCGGTGACCATGCCATCTTCAGACATCGCCTTTCCGATTTTCACGAACGTTTTGACCAGATCAGGGTGATTACCCAGCCCGGTGGTGTTCAGATATTCTTTGAGTTCAGGTGTCCCGAACTGGTCAAGCGCACGCTGTGCGGCGCTAAGGTTAGAAATCAACTTGTCGCCACCGATTTCTTTGTCAGCTTTTACATCCGCAGCCCACTGCTCGGTTGTTTTCTGCCAGGCTTCTGCCTGGCGCTGCTGAACACCTGCCAGAATCTTCGGATAAGCATCAACCAGCTTTTGCGCTTGCTCGTTGGTCAGGTTAAGTTCTCGCGCCACCGGCTCGAATTCCTTCAACGCTTCTGTATCCAGCTCTACGCCTTCGGCAGCCTGAAACTCGTACTTCTCAGGCGCACCCTCTGGTTTATCGCCGTCCTTTTTTTCATCCTGCTTATCGTTTTCAGGCTTTTTGTCATCAGCAGGTTTATCGCCATCAGCAACAGGTTGTGGCTTATCACCTTCCTGTTGTGATGAATCACCAACTGGAGCAGGGTTATCACCTGCAGGCGCTGACGGTTCTGACGCAGCCGGAGCTGCTCCACCATCGACTGGTTGCTCATTGCAAAGACGGCGATACAGCAAACGCTCAAATAAATTCATGCTCACTCCTGTTCACTGGCCTCTTTGGCCATCTTCAAATACTGTTCAGGGCAATGCGCCATAACGCGCTGAAACAGTTCCAGCGCCAGATTGCGTTGCCCCTCATTAAATGCCATTGCCATAGCATCCATCGGAGAGATAGCGGAAAACACCCGGCCTTTCTCCAGCACAGACCAGACAACGCGACGCCCCTGTTCACTGCTCATGACAAAGCGAATGTCATCAATTTCACGCTGTGCCATGTCACGTTGCTTACGGGCGTTTTCTTCTTTCAGTTGATCGTCCTCGTAATCTGTCATTGTGATTGCCCACCCTGACCACTAACTGCATTCGCCATAGCTGACAAAACACTCGGATCCGAAGTTTTAGCTTCGCTTAGCGTCTTGGCACCCTGTGCCGCCGCCATTCCCATCGCCATCATTTGTTGCTGCTGTTGCTGCTGTGCCCGTTGCTGGCGAGCCTGCTCAACCTGTTCCTGCGGAACAATGACGGTTGGAGACACTCCGGACATATCAGCGAATGCATCGATCGCCTGATCAACATTGAGTTTGTCGAGAGCTTCTGGTTTCGCTTGCGCAAGTTGACCAATGAAGTTGACCGTAGACGCCAGACTGGACAGGCCGATAGACTTCTGCGCCTGAGCCATGACGGAAATGTATTCGACCTTCAGGGGCATACCTTCCATCGCGTCAGGCGGTGGCGGCAGCATGTTTTTACGCACCATCATCGAGAAAGCGCGGTCAATGAGAGGATTAAGACATTCGTCGTTCAGACGCTCCAGAACCGGCCCCAACATCAGAAGTTTTTCTTCTTTCATTTCGATCACCGCTTCAACAGGCATCGAGCGGGTATTGATGTTCTGCAACATCATGAACAGATCGACAAAGTAGGCGCTGTTAATGATTTGACGGGTGTCCTGAATGTCTGCCACCAAATCTGCTGTACTGGGGTTAACCAGATAAGCAGGCCTGAAACCATCCTGACCAGTAATCTGATCGATATACGTGATGTCGCCAGGAAGAAGGGAGGCACGCTGATTCTTGAGGGAAGTCGGAGCAACCATCGGCGGATTGGTGGCTTTATCAATCAACTGCGACTTGCGCTTCTGGAGAAGCTGCAATGCCTTAACAGGTCCAAGCGCCAGCATACCCGGGCATGATGATCCATAAACATCTTCGCCGTTAACTTCCCAGCGCGGAGCCATAATTGGAAACTCATCGAATCCGGACTCGCGCAACAACTTGTCGTTATCGCCACCAACCTCGTAATAAACCGATTTGAATGGCTTGTTCTTGCTATCCAGCTTCGATGTATCGCGGTCAATGTTCGGGTAAACCGAATGCATCACTTCAATCCACTTCTCGTAGGTGCCGCTTTCCCACATGCTTTTTACGGATTCGCTGACGTTATTTAGCCCGAACTCCTGAACAAGCTGACGAACAGTCATAGAGAACTTGCGAAAACAGGTGTCCACACTGCCACGAGGTGAGTTAGCCAGGTAGTAACTGCCTATCGGGAATGGCATTGTGCGAATGATGTCCTCGTCATCCTCCAGCACTGCCATTGCACCAGTGCTGTATGTGCCGAGGCTTCCGTATAACTGCGGCAGCGACTGATAGAGATTCGACTTATTGAACATATCGTTCATGCGGTTCTGCACCGCCTCAAGCCACAACTTAACAGGGCCATAATCCATCATTTCAGGATCTGGCGTAGCCAGGCGAAACCACGGACGCGCGGGGCTTGTGATGCCTGACATCATGCCGCTGGCGAGAGTGCGCGCCGCCATAGTCCCGGTCGAATCAATAATGCGTGTATTGCGTCGATCGTTACGGTTGACCTCAGAAGTCAGAAAGCGGGAACCACGTGGGTTGATGTAATCACTCAACTCGCGCCAGTGCGGCTCGAACGACTGACGCTCGCTTTCAAGTTGTGCGAACTGTTTGTTCAATCGCTCTTTAGTTGTTTCCGCCATTTCAATGACTCCGGTTACTGACCAAGCAGCGTTTTACCGCTGGTATTAGCGGTTGATGTGTCGCCCTGAGAACCGGTAAGCAGCGTAGAACTACGACCAGCAGCAGCGCGACGGCGACGAGTTTCTTCGTCGCGGGCATCAACAACGGCGGCATCCTGCTCCTGTGGTGCTGCCTGAACTTCTGGTGTTGCAGGCACTGATGGTGAGCTACCCATGCACATATCAATGACTCCGTACGCAATTAAATTATTACCAATTTAACCACATATGATTTATTTATCGTAGATAGTTGACATTTAACGCACAAATTATTACCTTTCAGGTAAGCAAAGAGTTCATTCCGGTTATTAACCTGACTGGCTTGTCGTTAAATTGAACAGGTGGAGTGAGCTTTTATTTTGAGCAGTACGGCGTATGGCACATGCGCCGATAGCGGTCTGGATACGTTTAAGGGGCACCCTCCCTTGCTCGGGCAAACGAACCAGGTAGCCGGAATGTGCAAGTCGAGCGGTTTTATTCCGCGCACGGGGATTCACCATCCCGGCGATTTGGTGTGACGCCTCGGAAGAGACGAGGGTACAACGATGAGAGCATTTATGGAGCCGCGACAAAGTGTGGCGCCTTAACAGGCTAAGTGCTCTCAGCGTTGTGGCATTAGCTCAGTTGGACAGAGCAACCGCCTTCTAAGCGGTTGGTCGCAGGTTCGAATCCTGCATGCCACGCCAGAATCACGCCTAAGGACCGTGATGCCAGAAGTTCCAGGTGCTTGGCGGTGATGGTTTCCCTTGAAGGACTATCACCGCCCTTTTTACAGCAGGACGCCATTGCGATGACTTCATGCTGTAAACCCGTACAGCCACGGAAGGCATAACTCATTGCTTCCAGTTCGCCCGGTTCGCCGGGCATTTTTTTAAGGTGAGATTATGAACGACCAGCAAATCGAAAAAGAAATCGTTGAGAAAGGCAAAACCGCTCCGCGAGTTACGCCTCAATATATCGAAAGCATCATTCTTGAAGAGCATTTCTTTACTGCTTAGACGGCATTCGTGCTGCCAATATGGGCGTTGGCGATTCATGGACAGCGCATAAATCTACAGACCTCCTGACTTTCTGCGTATTGGTACTGAAGAATGGCTTCACCGTCACCGGAGAGAGTGCCTGTGCAAGTCCGGAAAATTTTGATGCAGAAATTGGTCGGAAGATTGCCCGGCAGAATGCTGTAAACAAAATCTGGATGCTTGAAGGTTAATTGCTGAAGCAGAAGTTAAGCGAGCAATAACACCGTGACATGTCACAAACAGCCAGCCGATGAGCTGGCTTTGTTTTATCCTCACCAGAGGATATCTCCGTCATTATCCCCGCTAACGGATTAAGCATAGGGATCGTAATCTGTAATGGCCTTGCCTTGCTGGTTCTGCTGCCCGGGAATTCGCAGGCGCTTTGACACCGGGAAAGCAAACGTCAGCAGTAGCGCATCGCCTTTACCAGGCGAACGCCCAAGTCGTTCTTTGATATCTTCCTTCGGTTCGATAACGATTTTACCGTCCACGCGAACTTTGTACTCTGCCGCCGACAGGTCGTCTGCAGTTTCCTGGTCATCCAGCATGCCGCCTAGCCTCAGCCATGTCTTGCATGAGTTGAACATCTCCCCACGCTTGTTGAGCATCTGCGGGTCAGTAGACGCGCCACCGAACGGAACAAGTTGCCATGTACGACCCCAGCCGTCACCGATTGACTTCAAACCGGTTCCGTAACCGAAGTCGATGAACACCGCGTCAGCCTGATACTGGTCTTCAAAGTCAGCGATACGCTTCGCCATAATCAGATCGTCGGTAGTCTTGTTGCCAGTCCACAGCACCTTACTGTGCAGCCCCTGCCGCAGGTATATCACAGCGTCATCAACGCCTGAGTATGCCGGGTCAACGCCGATTATCACCGGAGCATGTGCAACCTGCGCAGCGGTTACCACCCGTTTCATTGCCTCATCAGTAAGACCGGTAGGGATAAACTGCAATTCAGATGCATCAGGGAATATGCCGCGCACACGGACCTTCACGAAGTCGCTGTCCTCGCCATGGTCTTCAATCCATTTTTGAATCTGCTCTTTGTTCGTTCCTTCGACGGTACGGCTGTCGATCTGCTTCGTAACCCAGCGGTGTTTATATTTGCGGAAGCATTCCCTGAAACGCCCGGAGTTACGCGTAGGGTTTCCGAACGCTACCCAGATGATTTCCGTGTCTTCGTCCGTCAGCGCACCCTCGGCCACCTCCCAAACTTTATCAGCAATGTTTGACGCCTCATCGAATACCACGATGATCCGCTTACGCTCGTTGTGCAGGCCGGCGAACGCCTCGGTGTTGTGCTCAGACCACGGGATTGCGTCAGCGCGCCAGCGTTTATCGTGGCCCGGATCATTGCTGTACATGGCTGTTGCTGGGGTAGAGAACCAGTCTTTCGTGATGGACAGGTTTGCCCACTTAATCACTTCAGGCCATGTCTTGGTACGCAGCTGATTTTCGGTGTTGGCAGTGACTACTGCTTTGCAGTCTTCGCAGGTTGACATACCCCAGTTCAGGAGCATGGAAATACCCGCACTTTTCCCTATGCCGTGGCCTGAAGAAACGGCAATCATCAGCGGCTGATGACGGGTTTCTGGGTTCCTGAGGTGCTCACCAACCGTATCGAGCATCCATCTTTGCCAGTTTCTTGGTCCGGATGCATGCGCCAGCTCTGTACCCTCTTCCCCCCACGGGAACGCATAGAGGGCATAGCCAAGCGGATCGTGAGTGAACCCTGCTATATCCTCGATCAACTGCTCTTCAGGAGATAACGATGTATCTGTCACTGATTACCATCCTGACGTTCTTTGAGTCGCTTCCTGGCTGCTGCTATGCGATCAGCAATTGTCACATTCACATTAACATCCAGACGTTCTTTGAACGCGTTGACATCAACATGCTTACCAATCAGCTCAAGGTTCTTCACCTTGTCAGGCCATTTAATTTTTTTGAGGATTGTCTCTATCGAATCCTCGTTCATGTTCATGATGGTCGATGACAGATCAAAGCCACTAAGCGTAGTGCGCCAGATTTTCGGCCACTCACGGATTGGTTTAAGGCTCCCATCGTCGTTGAGGATGTCGATCACGTCCATCTGGTCGATCTCCACCAGGCGCATGAGAACGTAATCAGCACTGACGCGCATTCGTTTGTTGCGCTCCTCCATCAACTCGGCAATCCGTTTTTGAATGCGTTCATCGCGCATCATGACACTGGCTTTAACTGCCGCTGTATTTGGAGAGAATCCTGCGTTAATCGCTGCCTGAGTCTGGTTTTCAGGCGTTTTGATGTATGACTGGCAATAAGCCTCCTGCATTGCTGTTAGTGGCTTAAATTGCGTTGATTTGCGTTTATAGGTTTTAGGTTCAGCAGGCATCATAACCACCGTGGTAATAGTTACCGTTGTGGTAATAGTACCATGCAAAATAAAGCCGCCATAGTTGGCGGCAGTATTCAAAACCCATCAAATTCATCATGCATAATCTACTCGTGACATGTCACACTATTAATTTCGTTTCATGCCAGCCTTTAGTCACCCAGCATTGCGAGTCACCATTACACGGGCATGAATTAACTGGAACTCTCTCGCCGCACTTACCGCAACATTTTCTGCTGATCGATTTTATACGCCCGCGCACGCGTGCATCATCCTGGCGGATCAGTAACGCTATATACTCACCAAATTCGTAAGGCGCACGCCCGGGGCGACGCGTGGCACAGTTACGCTCCAGCATTTCAATTTCCTGAGCATCAAGCACAATTTCCAGCTTACGCACACCAGATGCAGCTTGTCTGGCTCTCTGAGCGGCTTTGCGCTCTGCTGCTGATTTAGCCATTCTGATTTTCCTGCATCATGAGAAATACAATCATGGCGGCGCGGAGAGGTCTGGTATCAAATATTGGTCTTACGCCTTTTGCATCAACACACCATTCAGTTAACTGGTCTAAGATAGAAATCCTGTGTTTCTCAATAATCGGCCATGAGGCGCTAGGATCATTGCAGTAGTCAGGTAAATGGTTTAATGGCTCAAAAGTTGTATCAGTATTTCCGTAATACCATTTGTTGGTGTTATTCCCTGATGTTTCCGGTTTACATGCCCAAAGGCCTTTAAAAATTATGTCTCCTACCATTCTGTTAATTTCAAAATCACTTAACTGTGAATAGTCCATCACTTCACCTCCTGCGGCGGTTCTGGTAGAGGCATCCAGTGGGTTACACCGCCAATTGGCTCATCGTCGTCGTACTCCAATGCGGCTATATAGAACCCGTCACGACGAGAATAAGAAATCCCGGACATTACAATGCCATCCGAAACAACAATAATGTCACCCGTTTCTTTCGGCATTCGCTCACTACAGCTTATCCAGGCATCCAGAGTTACCGGAACTTGTGGAATGGCTGTCTGCTCTCGAACGTCATTAGGCGCTATAGGTTCTGCTGCCAACTGACTGGCATATTTGTTAATGGTAACGATAAGCTCTTGCTCAGCCTCATCCAGACAATCACCGATACCTCGCCTGTCACCGTCAAAATCATCGAAATCGGCACGAATCCTGGCAACCTTCAGGATTGCGGACAACACCTCACTAGGAATTGCCGGATAGTTGGTTGACGTTTCCGCGATTTCCCGAAAATTATTGGTTGACGAATTCTTATTTTCCCGAAAGTTTCCGGACTGAAGCATGGCGGCGCGGCAGGCGTTCCAGCCAGCTGTTCGCCCAAGCGCGTAAACTTCAGATGGCTCAAGATAATCAATGTCATGCCCGTCCTCATCGTCGTTCTCAGGTAATGCAGCAGGTACTACCGGTACTGGCGGAGCGGCGTAGACTTCAATAATCCCATTATCAATAGGCCATTCTCCATCCTTGAGATAGTCACTTGTGCCGTCAACTTGCTGTTCAGCAATGTGGAATGCACCAACTGGCTCTGCTGCCAGCGATGCCAATGCGATTTCCAAAACAGCAATATCCATTTTATATGTGCGGATGATGTCATGGTCGATTGTGCCTGGTATGCACAGTCTCTGTGCTTCAATAGTCTCCTCTGCGTGAGTTATTAACTGCTCTCTGGTAAAAGTGGTCATGTGTTACTCCTTAACCCGCAGTGCTTTCAACTGATGAGGGGAACAAAATCTTTTCATCAAACCCTGCATTCATATCATGAACAGCAACACACCAATCCACCGACGAACGATTATCAAGAGCCTCCATGATTTCATCCATGCGGCGTAGGTCATACAGGTAAATGTTTTTATCGCCAATGGTGTAAAAGCCAATTTTTTTCGGTGATGGACAGCGATCAATGACGTCCTGTAATTCGTTCAACCATGCCTGTTCTTTTTTTGTCAAAGTTGCCATATCAGTTTTCCTTATACGGATTAATTTTATTGTGCAGTGTGTTGAACGGGGCCCATACAACGTCGTTATACAATTCAATAACGGGCTCAATTACTTTTCCGATTATCCAGGCCAGTAATAGCGGGGATATCGGTATCATCAACACGATAAACAGAATGAGAAACAAAAATTCTGTCGCTCTACTTTTTCGCGGATATTCTTTTCTGAATAATGTAGTCATTTCTTACCGCCCTTTCGGACGGTCTCCTGATGTTCTGAGGGTGCAGGAATCCCTCCGGTTAAGGATTAAATTTTATTTACAGAACTGAATTTAATTATTCAGATATACGTATCTGTAACCTTACGAACCTACTCACTGGATGCCTATTTCATAAAAATAATCCAGTGGGTTTTATCGTTTTTTCCTGTTCGTTGACCGATAACAGGCTTTCTGTCGGTCAGTGCCAATATTTGGCGAACAGGTATTTGCGTTTCATTCCATTTAAAAATCAGAACGCCGTATGGCCACAACACACGAAAGGCTTCTTTAAATCCCTGCCGCAAATCATCACGCCAGGTATCTTTATTCATCCGTCCATATTTCTTTCTCATCCAGGCGTTATCACCAACACGTTCAAGATGCGGAGGGTCGAATACAACAACCGGAAACGATGCGTCTGCAAATGGTAATGCACGAAAATCTGCTATCAGGTCAGGGCTAATTATCAGCCGTCGTCCATCACATAATGTGTGCTCTTCCTTTCTGATATCGCTAAATATCGCCCGGTCGTCATTCTTATCGAACCAGAACATGCGACTGCCACAGCACATGTCGAGGATTGTTGCATGTCCAGTCACTGGTTGCCTCCTTTGCGAAGCTGGGAGGCTAACTCATCACATATGTGCGTCAAAGAGCAAAGTTTGATTGATGGATGTTCGCGCATCATCTCCACCCCCTGTGCCCGTACTTCAGCCAGGAAAGCGTCGGTAGCTGGAATGGGCTTTTGTGGTGATATGGCTATGAGAATTGTCTCAAGGTCTGGATCCGTTTCCGCTGTTGGTACCCTGATATAACCCATCTGCACCCCATTCATGATGAACCTGCGACGGTCATCACATATCGCCTTTAGCCCCGCATTCTCCGCAGCCAGCACCGAAAACTTCTCGTGTGCCAACTTAACAGCCGCATCAGCCTGCTTAATTGACTCAATCGCTTTCTGCTGGTCTTCGGCCAGCGCATTAGCACGCACCAGTTGCACTTCCAGTTGCGTTGCCAAATCGCTGATCAGCTTTGCCACACTGCGCATATCAACGGCACCACATTCTGCTTTCAGTTCCGAAGCCATCTCATGCCCGGCGGAAACTAACCCTTTGATATTACTTTCCATCTTTACCCTCGCTTATCCACATAACTTATTGATTACATTGATAACTAAAAAGATCGTCGATTCAGAACTCTTCGATGTTCCAGCCACCACCTGCTTTCTTTGGTTTAACCGTTACCCCGATGATTCGGAACGGATACTGATCTGCGGCGACTTTGGTTTTCACCCTGGCGTCGTCGGTCCAGAAACCTTTCACTTCGTGTAGTTCCATCTCGCCGGTGGCGAGCATCACAGCAAAATCGGGCGTATAGAACGTGTTGTCAGCTAACCGCAGCTTGATACCCTCGAATCGATACCAGGCGATTTCCCCTGCACGTTTACGCTGCTCAAGGTGCTGGCAATACGCAGATTCTGTTTTGTTCATCTGGCCTGTTTGGAGTCGACCAAGAGCCTGTATCTGTTTTCTCATGATTTACCTCTAAGGTAATTAAAAACCACATAAGACACGAAATCAATAGATCTAAGAATATTTTGTTACCTATCAGGTAACTATTGAGGCGTAAAAAAATGCGCTATCGCGCTGGTATTACTTGATAAATCCTGCCGCCTTTCCCCGCCTGTATTCCTCCATCAGCCACTGCGCCGGTGTTATTCCCCCAAGGGTGGCGGCGTTAGGCATGCACCCGAAACTTCGCCCTGGTGGATGGTAAACGTCTCTCCCTGTGTCCGGAGGTGTACTCATGGGCTCTGGCTTTGCCTGTATGCTGATCACCGGATCGGGTATCTGCTGTCCGGAAGCCACCTTTTTCGCCCAATCATCGAGCAGCCTGCGCGCGTGTTTCTCAACCTCAATCTCGCTAAGCTGGCGCTGATACATTGCACGGCGGGTATCACATACGACCCAGTACATAACCGGATGTCGCCACGGGAATCTTTCGGGACCACCAGGATATAAACTTTTTTCCTTGCTGTACCGGTGAAACTCCGCCATCACATCGTCAATGGTGACGCCAAGAACCATCTTGCTGTCTTTGCACCACTTGATAAATTGCCCTGGCGACGGCCAGAACGGAGATTCACTGGCGCGGGCGTGGCGCATACCAGCAGAAACCTGTTCACGGGTTCGGATCCCCCCTTCGGCAAACGCAGCAATCCACTGCTGTTTTGCAGCAACTTCCTGCTCTGGCGTCTTCAGGTTGGTTACCACTGCCGCCGGAAACAGTTGTTTCAACTGTTTGAAAAGGGCATCAACAAGCCTCTCTGCTGACATGTTCACCACATTGTCATTGTTGACGTACTGATGCTCATAACCTGACATGCGAGAAAGGGCTTCTCCGTCACGGTTTTGTATCGCGGTAAAAACGTTGTTCACAAGAAATCCTCCCACGCTTCAGGGCTGTTCCAGTGCGGAACGTTGTTATCAGGTAATGTTGATTGCTTCTGTCTGCTAATCTGCAGCCGCCTTGCCAGCTTCTGCTCCCACTGTGCCTGATGGTATGCCTTACCCTCAGCCATCCAGTAAATTCTGAACTCTGCAAGTTCCTGTGCCGTTGGCAGACTGTCCAGGTAGATTCCCTGCAATGAGCTTTTCCGAAGAAAGTCATCTGATGGCTGCCATTGTTCATGCATGACAAATTTGCCTAATTGCCCTGGCCCACCAGGAGGAACAAAGTTATTCATCACGGCGTTGTTTGCGCCGGGGTCATGAGGCACAGAATCCCCGGTTTTTGTCCTGCTCTCCCTCTCTTGGTTAAATGACTGGTTATATGACTGGTTCTGGATCCCGTTTTTGGGATCATTCAACATCCCGTTTTTGGGATCATTCAACATCCCGTTTTTGGGATCATTCAACATCCCGTTTTTGGGATCATTCAACATCCCGTTTTTGGGTATATTCCCGTTTTCGGGAACATTACCGTTTTCGGGTTCATTACCCCCTTCCCGGTTGCCTTTAATGTTCCCTTTTTTGGTTATATTAAGAGAGAAAACCCGTACTCTTTTCGTCGCCCCCTTTCTCTCTCCGGTATCTGAAATAAGCCCCATTTTCATGAGCGATATAAGCCCGGCCTGCACGGTTTTTTTATTCAGGCAAGTGTCTTTAACGAGGCGTTCTATGCTGGGGTAGCAGAGGTTATATTCATCGGCTCTGTCAGCCATCGAGAGCAGTATGAGCTTTAATGACGAGCTACCTGGATCTGTCTCCCAGGCCCAATCTGTTGCATGTCTGCTCATGATTAATCTCCGCTATCAGCTTGAATGTTGTGGGGAGGAATTAATCATGATCTGCTTAATCTCTGCCCTGATGCGACGGTTTGATTCCATGGTGCACTCAACACAGTGTCCGTTGTAAACCCAGCGTTCACTGTCATGTCCGTGCTTACATGGTTTTCCGGTGTAGTAGCGTTTAAGTCCGCGCTTTGCGGCATCAATACGTGTAATGATTTCCATGGTAAGCCCTGTTATTAGTATTGGGATTACGGTTATTTTGTGCTGACACAAAAAAAAGATCAACCAGATTTGGTTTTTTGTTACCTTTGAGGTACGAATAGATATGAAAAGACCGCCGGATGGCGGTCTACAGAGGTTTGTGGCTGGATATCATGAGTAGAAGAAGTATGCCAGTTCTGCTTTTGAGCGCAGCCATTGTCTTGTTTTACAGGCTTTAAAAAGCCCATTCATCAATACCTTACCTGGCATTTTGCGCTTACCTGTTAAGTGAGTCTGGATATAGTGACTCGTCGTTCCGGCTTCCTGTGCGAAGGCTTCACGCTCATCCGGAGTAAGTGCAAGCCAGTGCTTTTTGAAATCGAAATGTCCGTTATCGCTCATAGCTATTGCCTGATATTTATTTCAGATAATAAATATTCACCCATAAGGTAACAAAAATCAAGGATAGTTACCTATGAGGTGCATTTACCTGTTGGGTAATATTGCTTTAAATTGAATCATCTACTGATTCATATATGAGGCGATTTTCCAGAAAATGAAAAGTATCCAGGACGTCCGCAGGCAAAATCTCAACGACTTGATCGACCGTGAATTCAATGGTGTTCAGACGCGGATGGCAGAAAAACTTGGAACTCAGGCAAATCTGGTAAACCGCTGGGCTCTTGGCAAGAAGGTTATCGGCGACCAGGTTGCGCGAAAAATTGAAGCTGCCGCCAATAAACCACGTAACTGGCTTGATATCGATCGCTCGCTTTCTCAAGAAGGTTTTCAGCCTGTCGGCCCGAGTGATATAGGTCAGCTGGCTGCTCACAACCTGGAACGCTGGATGAGCGAAAGCCGCGACCTTTCAACGCAGGGAAAACTACACCGCGCATCCGGCGTCGCCCAGGTGACAATCAGCCGCCTGTTAAACAATGAGGTCAGCGTTTCCATTTCCACCCTGGAGAATGTTGCATCCGCATTCGGGCGTCATGGCTATGAATTACTGATTCACCCGCACGACCCTGCGACTATCAACTATGACCGCTCGCGCTACGCATTGTTACCCGAAACCGAGAAAGCAAAGATCGAAAGTTACATTGAATTTGTCATCAACCAGAACGAAAAAAGCAAACAATAAAACTATAGTTTTCAGCAAGTAAGCCGCCTCATGGCGGCTTTTTTATTGCCGAAAAGATTACCTTGCAGGTAATTTTTTTAACTCATATCTATTGACATCAAACCAGATACGCATAATTATTACCCCAACGGTAACAAGCCGAGGTAACAAGTTATGCAGTGGAAAATCATCAACGGTTGGTACTGCGTTACTGCATGCGGATTCATGAGCTGGAAGTTCCGCACCTTACAGGAAGGCATTAAGTGGGCTTTCGTCAGCAAAGAAGCTCGCGATGTGGCCAACGATAACGAGATATGGGAGGAGGTTAGCAAATGAGTGAATTATCAATCATCGAAATCACACCAGACATGGCACCAAGAATTTACGTTGAAAAAGGGCTGGAAAAGTTTCTCGAGCAGATCCGTGAAGGTGTTAATGAAGTGCCTGACATTAGCACAGACAAAGGCAGAAAGCGCATTGCATCTCTGGCTGCGAAGGTTTCAAGAAGTAAAACAGCGGTAGAAAAACCAGGACGTGATTATCTTAAACGCCTGAAAGAACAGCCGAAAGTAGTTGAAGCAGAGTTACGACGCTTCGTAACCGAATGCGATCGGCTTCGTGATGAAGTACGCCGCCCACTCACCGAGTGGGAAAATGCTGAGAAATTACGCACTGAAGCACTGCAACAACGCCTGACAAATTTGCGAGCACTAGCTGACGTGATCGATCTCTCCGGAAACTACTTGCCATCATCTGACATTCAGGAACGAATTCAAGAGGCTAAATCAGTAGCACTTGATGAAAGTTGGCAGGAGTACGCAGCAGAAGCTGGAGTAGCCAAGGATTCAACCATCCAGAAACTGGAAGAATCACTCGCAGTAGCTCAAAAACGCGAGCATGAAGCCGCTGAGCTGGAGCGACTTCGCAAAGAAGCGGAGGAAAAAGCGCGCATTGAGCGAGAAGAGAATATCCGCCGGGAAGCTGCTGAACAGGCCAGGCTCGAAGCTGAACAAAAAGCGAAAGCTGAAATTGAGGCTGCGGCACGCCTGGCGGCGGAAGAAAAAGCACGTGCTGAAGTAGCAGAACGTCAGCGAATTGAAGCAGAGCAGCGTGCACGACGCCAAAAAGAAGAAGCCGTTGCCGAGGAACGCCGACGCCAAGAGGCGGCAGAAAAAGCCCGCCTTGACGAACAGAAGCGTATCGCCGACGAAGAAGCGCGCCGAGCTGCAGATAAAGAGCATCGCCGTACCGTTAACCGCAGAGTAATCGCAGATCTGATAGCCCAAGGCATACCCGAAGAATTCGCGCAGAAAGCAATGTTGGCTATCGCTGGCGGCAAAGTGCAGGACGCGTATATCAAATATTGAGGTGGGTATGAACGTTAATCAGCAGAAAAATCTTCAAAAAATCATGCTGGCATTCGACAAGGACTACCGCCTGTCAGAACAGCTATATGACCGACAAGTTGAACTGATCGATAGCATCCGGCTTCATCAACTGGCCTCAACTTTTGACGCTGTAACAGGCAAAGGAGTTCGCCAGGAAGTGCTGGAGGCAGCTAAAGACAGCCCTGAGTTCGAAGAACTGATGGATGCCTACCGGCGCGAGGCAATGGCAATTATCGCCCGCTGGGATCTGGCGGATCGGATTGATGGGCAGAGGGAAGCGGCATGAAACCGGGAATTTATTTCGACATCAGCAACGAAGACTACCACGCCGGTGACGGCGTGAGTAAGTCGCAACTGGACATGGTTGCCAAGAATCCGGCGCTTCTTAAATGGGTTCAGGCAGCACCAGAAGACGAAGAGAAAAAGTCTGCACTGGATATGGGAACCGCATTGCACTGTCTGCTTCTGGAGCCTGGAGAATTCGACAAACGCTTCATTGTTTCACCGAAGTTCGATCGTCGGACGAAACAAGGTAAAGCTGACGAAGAAGCATTTCTTCGTGATGTAGCGGATATGGGGATTACGGTACTTGATGCCGAGCAGTGGCGGAAACTGGAGCTGATGCGTGATAGCGCAATGGCTCACCCGGCGGCACGCTGGATGCTGGAAGCACCTGGTTACTGCGAAGCATCAATGTACTGGAATGATGAAGAGACTGGTGAGTTGTGCCGCATTCGTCCAGACAAATGGCTGAACGAGCACAACGTGATCGTCGACGTGAAAAAGGTTGCAGATATGGACCGTTTTGCACGCCACATCGAGGAATTCCGCTACCACGTGCAGGACGCAATGTACCGCGAAGGCGCAATGAGGGTTACTGGTCAGCCGCATGGTTTTTTCTTTCTTGCCGTGAGCGAAAGCATTGATTGTGGTCGGTATCCGGTACGCGTGTTCGAGCTGGATGCGCAGGATGTCGATGCCGGGCACGCTCTGTTCCGCCGGGATCTGAATACCTATCACGAATGCCGCATCAATGATGAATGGGGCGGTGTGGAAATCATTAAACGCCCTGAGTGGGCACGCAAACAGGATATGTACATATGAGCAACGACATCGCAAACATCAACGCACCAGTAGACACAGCAATCGCTGGAACTGCTGCAACTATTTTCAGCCCAGACGGCTTGAACCAACTGATGAAATTCGCCGAGGTAATGGCGCAAAGCCGCGTAACGGTACCGGCGCACCTCGCCGGGAAACCAGCTGATTGCATGGCCGTGGCAATGCAGGCTGCGCAGTGGGGAATGAACCCGTTTGCCGTGGCTCAGAAAACCCATGTTGTGAACGGCACGCTAGGTTATGAAGCCCAATTAGTAAACGCAGTTATCTCAACGATGTCGCCAACAAAAGATCGCATCAACTACGAGTGGTTCGGGCCGTGGGAACGAGTGATCGGTAAGTTTGTTGAGAAAACATCCAAAAACGGCAATCCATATATCGCACCAGGCTGGACTCTAAAAGACGAAGAAGGCTGCGGTGTTCGCGTATGGGCAACCATGAAGGGCGAGGATCAACCTCGAGTGCTTGAGTTAATGCTGTCTCAAGCACAGGTAAGAAACTCCACACTTTGGGCCAGTGATCCGAAACAACAACTCGCATACCTTGCGACAAAACGCTGGTCTCGCCTGCACTGTCCTGACGTAATCATGGGCGTCTACACCCCAGACGAATTACAGGAAACGGCACCGCGCGTTGAGCGAGACATTACTCCGCAAACGACCACTGCTGCGGGAATGAACAGTCTGATCAACGCTAAACCAGCGAAAAAGCCTGATGAGCAAACGCGTAAATCGGACGGCCGTGATCCAGAAGAAATGCTGATGGCCTTTACCAGCGCAGCGATGAATTACAGCACTGTCTCCGAACTGGATAAGGCTTACAAATACATTGCACAAAAACTTTCAGATGATGACGAACTGCTGACAAAAGCCACCGACGTTTACAGCGTTCGTCGGGAAGAATTAAACGAAACATCTATGTAACCACCACCGCGGCGCCACACGCGCCGCACTGCAACCAAGAGAGGTATTTATGAAAGGTGCATTAGGTAAGAAGGAACTCCTGGCGGTGGTGCCACTGTCATGGAGCACTATCGACCGTATGGAGCGCGCAGGGGAATTTCCTAAACGCTGGTATATCACCGATAAACGCTGCGCATGGAACCGTGACGAAGTTGAGCGTTGGCTTGATGAACGTCAAGCAGCAAGCCCGGCAGAGTTCCAGGGTAAAAAACCTCCTGTTCAGCAACGTGTATATCGTCCCGTGAGCAACGCTGCATGAGTGCGCTGCTAAGGCACTGGAGCAAATGGTCAGGATGGTACTTATTCCTGGCCTCTGTTTCAGCATGGCTTTATCTGCTGGCATTAATTTTCAGAGAGGGTTGGATTAAGTGAGAAAGTTAAGCCGACTTGAAAAATATCACATGAACAAGGTTTCAATGCGCAGCCCTTCAAAGGTTGTTGCCGTTACTCCTGCGGCGATAGAGATCGAAAAACGCGCGATTGAAAGAGAGAAAAAAGGGCAGTTCCGCATTGCCGCCCACCTTTGGCTTCAGTGTATGGATGTTGCTTCTGGTGATGTTGAGCGTGCAAGGATCGCGGTTCGCAGGGACCAATGTATCACAAAAGGTAACGGCCTTCGCCGTGGCGACTATAGCGGAATAGGATGTTGCGGGGTGGTTTATGACTAAGAAATACACGCTAATATATGCAGATCCACCCTGGGTATACCGGGACAAAGCCGCAGATGGTAATCGCGGTGCCGGTTTTAAATATCCGGTTATGAGTGTGCTGGATATCTGCCGCCTTCCTGTGTGGGATTTGGCCGATGAAAACTGTCTGTTGGCCATGTGGTGGGTGCCAACACAACCACTCGAAGCACTAAAAGTTGTTGAAGCCTGGGGATTCCGTCTTATGACCATGAAGGGCTTCACGTGGATAAAATGTGGTAGTCGGCAACCAGATAAACTGGTTATGGGTATGGGACACATGACTCGCGCCAATAGTGAAGATTGCCTGTTTGCGGTAAAGGGAAAACTACCTCCGCGCATTAATGCAGGTATCGTTCAGTCATTTACCGCACCGCGGCTTGAGCATTCAAGAAAACCAGATGTCGTTCGTGAAAAACTTGTGCAATTGTTAGGCGATGTTTCTCGCATTGAACTGTTCGCCCGCCAGTCGTCTCATGGCTTCGATGTTTGGGGTAATCAGTGCGAAGACCCAGCAGTGCAACTACACCCTGGATACGCGTTGGATATTGGCGGGTTAACAAATGCATTCAGAAATGCTCCGCTGTCACCAACAGACAACCAGGGGCGGGAGCGTGCAGCATGAACAGGGCATCACCAGCAGATTTAAGGAAATGCCTTGAAACTGCAAACATGCTTGCACAAAGCGGGATCAGGTTTGTTCCAGTTCCCGCTGTCACTGATGCTGAATTTGCAACGCTGTCAGCAATATTCCAAGACAAAATTGAATCACTGGCAGCAGAAGCCGAGATGGAAGAAAATCAGCAGAATAATTAAACGTTATTCCCCCGCCATCCATTTCTCAAACTTCGACGGGGAGAACGGAATCAGATCCGTATGCTCCCCGTCAATCCAAGAATCAATCATATCGGCCCACTGCTGCAACATGTAGGCGCGCTGTCTGGCGTATTCCGCTTTGTTATATACGGCGCGCACACCTTTCTGCTCATGTGCCAGAGCCTTTTCAATCCAGTCTGAAGGATAACCAGCCTCATGCAACAACGTACTGGCTGTACGGCGCATATCGTGTACGGTGAAGTCCTGAATATGCTCACCATCTTCATTTATTATTTTCACCGTTCTGTCGATCAGAGAGTTCAGTGCGGCATTAGATAATGGCTTCCTGAAATTGTAACGACCAGGAACCAGGTATTCACTTCCACCAGCGCACATCTGCAACCCGACCAATATATCCTGTGCCTGTTTAGGCAGGTAAATAACGTGCGCCCGACTTCCCTTCATGCGGTCTGAAGGAATTGTCCATGTCCATTTTTTAAAATCTATTTCATCCCACGTTGCATTGGTGAATTCGCCTTTACGAACCATAGTGATAAGCACCAGCTTTAAAGCCATTTTCATAGTGCCCATAGCACCAATGGCATCCAGCATGCGGAAGAACAGGCCAATTTCTTCTGGTGTCAGTGTTCGCTCTCGTGGTTTAAATATGGCGATAGACGAAGGTTTAATGTCAGCCGCAGGATTAAACAAACCATGACCACGGTCATTGGCGTGACGGTATACGCTGCTGATGATCTCCCTGGCCTGCACTGCTGTTGCCCGGCCACCGCGTTCGACAATCCGGTCACACAAATCACGAACCATCGATGTGGTAATTTCAGCCATCATTTTGTTGCCAAGAACCGGAAGTATGTCACGGTCGATCACCGCCTGCTTCATTGCGCGGGTACTGTCAGCCAGGATGACGTGTTTCATATAACTGTCGGTATGTACCGCAAACGTCTCGGCACCACGAATCTTTTTGATACCGTCACGTTTAGCCGCAGCCGGTGATTGGCCTGCTTTAAGCAGCTTTTTTGCAGCAATCAGTTCTTCTCGCGCTTCTGCCAGGCTGATACCGTCACGCCCATACTGCCCGATTACCAGTGTTTCGCGGCGACCGTTGATACGGTAGTCATAGCGAAACGAGACCGTGCCTGACGTAAGCACAGCTACATACAGCCCGTCACGATCGGAAACTTTGTACAGTTTGTCCTGTGGCTTGAGGTTCTTTAATTTTGTATCGGTAAGCAC